GCTCGGGGCCACCATTTTATAGCCCGGGCGCATCGATACCTCGACGCCGGGCCGGTCCTGCTTGTCCTTGCCGACGCCTATCGATACCGGACTATAATTCGACCAGCGCACGCTCTGGATATATTCGCTCCATACGGTCGCTGCTAGGTCCTCCATGCGGGACAATAAATCGGTATTTGGTGCCCCGGATATCACGCTGCCATCGCGCAGCGGGCCCTGGCGGCTGACGGCCTGGGTACCTGGCGCCACCTCCTTGCCGCCCCACAATAGCTGGACGTGCCGGCTACCGCCGAGCGGTAGATCGGCCTTAGCCTCGGCGCTCAGGCCCTCGACGGACAGATCCAGCTTATTTACCTCGACGCCCGTTTGGTTATAAACCGATAGATTGTCCGGAGCCAATATTTCGGTGCCAGGCTTCGTGCTGGTATCGGCCTCCCATAAATCGAAATGCATCACCTGATTAATAGCATTTTGGATGGACCTCGGCTCCTGCAACAGATCGATACGGAGGGCGCAGGTATTATTTTGCACCGAGCCGCCGAGCGTGCCGAATACGGTGCTGACGGTCAGTACATTGCCGGTCACATTTGTTACTACCTTCAGCGGGTCGAAATCGCCGGCTATAAAATTCGCGATAGCGGTCAGCCAATCGGCGACCGATGTTTTACCGCCGGTCGTACCGACGATTGTATACTTCTCGTCCTGGGCCACGGCCTGGCCGGTTTCGAGAAATGATATTCTCACGTGTAAATCGTCGTCTAGATCGACGCTGCCGCTGGCGGTAATTCTAAATATATTCTCGGTCGTGACGCCGGGTATTGGATCGACCGTCGGCGGGGCCCCTCCTTTGATAGCCACGCTGCCGTCAATATCGCCGCCGAATTTCTCGTCGAATTTATACCCGAAGCCATAGATAGCAAAGGGGCCGATCAGCCACACCTGTGATTCGCCGTTTGGATTTACGCTCGATATTTCGACCTGGTATTGGTCGCTGACCGTATCGTCCGCGAATCCCGCCGCGTTGTATGCGCCCTCGGTAGCGCCAGCCGGGATGCCCGAAACGTCCAGCTTTACGGTGGCCGCACCCGCCGGGTCCTCGGTTATTACTATCCGAAAGCCGGCTCCGGCTTCCTCGAGCACGTGCGGATCGTCCCAGGCGGTGGCAAATAGCTGGCTGAATTTATCCGAGCCGGCCCAGCGGATCGCCAGGGTGCCGACTAGCTCGGCTCCGCTCGGGCTGCCGGCGTCGACGGGGAAGAAGCCGCCGCCCGGGGCTGTGTTGTTTATTTGCACATTCCGTGGCGGGTATGCCTTCCCGGCCCGGCCCACGGTGGTGATGCCGAGCGGGACGGTCGTGGCGAAATCCAGGACGTCGAATGCCGTCCTCGGCTGATTGCGGACTTGGTAATTCCTGGTGACGTCCGGATTCGGCAGGCTATTGACGAGCCCTATTCCATAGCTGAAAAGAAATACAGGGGCGTCGTTGGCATGATCGGCGGGGATGGTATCGAGCGCACCCCGGACCAGGTCGGAAATTTGGAACACGCCGGCCAGGCCCACGACCGTTGAAAATAGCATTATTTCGTCATCGATCAGCAGCACATTTAGCCCGGCCTCCAGCCCGACCGCGTCCGTACTGCCGACCCGATCTAAATCTATGGTGCCGTCAATTTCAAAGCCCACCGCGTCCTGAAAGCCGTTTGTTTGGCCTCGATCTATAACGCCATTGAGCAGGCCGAATGGTGAAAACAGCGCATTGTCGCCTGGATCGATTATTGAATTAATCGAGGGCACCGGAGCCGGGCCTGGGGCGTCTACCTCGGTGGCGAAAATATTGTAAGCCACGTGCTGCCCGCCATTGCGGACAACGATTGTGCCCACTTGCAGCAGGACGGTATTTATGCCCGTATCGGATACGTCCGTGATTCTAAAGGGCAGCTCGATTAGTACCTCGGCGAATGCAGCAAAGGCGCTGTCGTCGGGCGGTATCCATAGCGTGTTTACTGGATCGCTGAACGAGCCGGGTACAAAATCGAATATATCCTCGCTGAAATCTATCACGATTTTATTGTCCAGGATTTTACCCCTGTTCACTTTCGTGATCCGGATCGGCAGGAGCACAAGCCCCAGCACGTCCCAGGATAGCGCGCGGACATCACCGGGCTGTAGATCGAATTGTGAGCGGTCGCTGGTGCACCGGCCCGTCGCTATCGGGTATGATAGCTGGCGCAATTCCCGCCAGACGAGCCCATTGGCGAGCGCGCCATTTTTCACCCCCGGATACTTCACCTCGGCGGAATTGATCGAGCCCACTATATCGATGTTTGCCATATCCTGCGCGATGGCATAGGACGTCGTGTAGCCCTTTTGTCGGTCGGCAAATTGGAGGTTGACTACATTGGTCGTGCTGGCCCAGGAGGGACGCCCGAATCTCGATACATTAACCAGGTTGCTCTCGTCCAGGACCACCAGATTGGCAGGGATATAATCGGCCCGGACCAGCTTAAAATCGAAAATACCGGTTACCGGGTCCTGCGTCAGTATGCCATCGGTCTGCTCCTCAATCAGCCGGATTACCTCCAGCACCTCCATTACCCGGTCCCATATCCAGGAAAAGCCGTTACCCTCGGTTGCCAGGATTGCAGCCACCGCGCGAAGGCTCGCTATATTTATGTCGGCGGGATTCACGGCCAGGCCCCACTCTTCATTCGTCAGGACCTCGAACACCACGTTCATGGGATTCATGCCCTCCTCGACTACCTCGTCCCCGGGCTGGAATGTAGCGAGCAGCAGGCCGTCGAATACACGCGATAATTCAAAATCGAATTTTCGGAGCTGCGGGCTTTGGCCTATCTCGCCCCTGTTCCAGGTAAGGTACACCGTCCCCCGGTAGGTCGGCTGGGGAATTTGGAAGGGCGCGAGGTATGTTGACAAATCCTGGGTTTCGGTCCCCGGGTATATGGTAAGCGTGCCGATCAATCCGCCGCCGCCGCCGGCGTCATTGCCGCCGAAAAATTCCGGCAGGTTTATTACTAGATCGGTGCCCGCGTCGGCTGGCAGGACCGGCGTATCCGCGCTGGGCGCTTCCTCGCCCCAGGCGTGATTCTCGTCGTTACGAATATTAAAGATACGATCCGCTCCCGTCATCGGGCCACGGCACAGGGCCATTTGCAGACCAATAAAATACCGGTAACCAATCGTCTGCCGGGTGCTAGAAAATAGCCCGGTTTTCACCTTCCGGGTAATCGCCACCGTCGCCAGGTCCCCGTACCACACGACATTCGGCCCGGCCAATCGTACCCGCCCGAAAATAATAGGCACGACCCGGCCCTCGGTTGCCGTGGGTATATTGAAATCGCCCAGCGCAGCAGGCTTCGCGTTTTCAATATCCGGCTTCGGGCGCAGCAGCTCGGTGATCAGGAAGGTCACCAGGTAGGTCAAAAGCATAACGAAAAACGGCATTATTTCCCACCGCGGAGGCTTGAATTGAAGGGGTTTTTCTCCGGTACAAATGGGAAGCCACCATAATTCAGCACCGCCGCAAATTTCACGTCGCAGGTAGTAATGTCGTGAGCGCAGCCCGCGAATACATCGACGGTGGTATTCAGCACCGGGACCGAGAAATCATTTAGCAGCGTCAGGACATCGCCCGCCTGCTTTAGTACCAGCCGGGAATCATCGAAGCCGCCTGCCGGGGTCCGCACGAATCCGGACACCGCCCAATCGGCTCCCTCGGCTGCGAATAGCCCGTCCACCGTAATCTCCCGTCCGGACGCGCTCGATACATTGCCGACGAATCGAAATAAATTGATATCTACCTTGCAGCCGTTGTCATATAAAATGTGATTACAAAGCCCCTGGTAATTGAAGCGAGGCCCGGCGCGTTTAAATACGGCGGTATTCGGCGAGCAGGTAAGCGTGGCCTCCAGCGCTCCGTCGAAATTTACCTGGGCGATGAAGCCCGAAAATACCAACACGGTCTCCTGGATAGGATCGTCCGCGTGCGCCCGCAGCACTTCTACTTGTATCAGCCTGCCCGGCACGTTGTTGATATATTGCTGCGGTATCGCATTGTCTAAGGGCAGGGTAATTTTAATTTCGTTGACCGAATCCTCCACCGACGCCTGGATCTCGGTGCGCGAAATCTGCGTGGTCAAAAATTGAAAGCCCGCGAATATTATGTCCCGGTTAAATGAGGTAAATCGCGTCGTTACAGCGCCCTGCCTAAATACAAACAGCTCGATTAAATTACCGGATTCACGGCTCGTTTCTAGCGGCTCAAAGCTCACGACGGGACCCCCATACTCTGCAGAGATATTCGGGCGGTACCGGGGCGCTCGTGATCGAAGGCCACCTTATCGTTGATGATACGGCCCAGCGTTAATATGCTCATACGATCCACCTCGGATACCGGCAGGGCAGGCGTCACCCCGGGAGCTATCGTTACCCGCTCTTCATCCGCGCTGATTACATTGGACCCGGTAATCGTGTGCAGGGATTGGGTGCCGTCTTTCCGCACCACTTGCAAATCCGAGCGCGGCGTTACCGACCCGACGAAATCGGTGAAGCCTATATTTTCGATGACCACTACCGTCCCGGCGTCGCCCAAATCCACGAGGGGCTTTAGATCGCGCCTGCCTGTGGGTATATAAAATGCCAGCTGATTGCCGGCCACGAAATGCATCAGCCGCCGCCAATCGTAAACCGTCGCCTGGTCCGTCGCCTCAAACGCAAATTGGAACAGCGGCTTACTCTTCGCCCACGGCGAAAATTGGGTCGGCGGGCCCGTTTCGGCGTCCAGCTTAATTACCTTTCTCCGGAGGCCCTCGGATATTGTCGCCCCGGACATAAAGTTGAAATCGTCCAGCACCGGCTTGGCTACCGTCTGCCCGACGCCGAGGTGCGTGGTGAAGGGGCCGATATCCGCCAGGTCGATATTATCGAGCGTTTCAAATGGTATTTTAAAATCGGTCGGCCCTATCGAAAAGCGGGTGTTGTTCAGCTGCGGGGCGGTAAAGGCTGTGCGGACCGGCATTACCTCGGTATCTACCGCGTCGAATGCGCTGGCAAATGCCGTCCTCGTGGTGATATCGCCTGCTGTAAAGCTGTCGATTTCTAGCACCTCGAAGGCGAAATCATTGTCGTATACCATAACCAGGCTGCCGACCCGGTAATCGGCGTCGGCGGTATCTACCAGGATCGTCGTGCCGCCTATCGGAATCGGGGCGAGCAGCGGTTTCAATTCAAACCATATCGGCACGCCGAATACCCGCGCCTGCCAATCGAAAAGCACCGAATTGATGCTGTCCCGGGTGCGGTCGTCATCGGTGCGAATATTGAAATCTAGCGCCTGCCGGGGAGCCTCGCGCAGCTTGATCCGCTGCTCCTTGCCATCGAATAGCCTGATAACGTCCGTTTTAAATAGCAGCCTTTCGCGGATCGGGGACTGCGGCTTGTACTGAAATATCGTGATTCGATTACCGGTTACCGGGACCGATATCGTCGCGTCGGTCGGAGCTGAAAGGGTAAAATCCAGGGTGCCGCTGATCGATGGCGGGCCGGTCGTGCTGATTTGCACGAGCGCTATAAAGTTACCGAAGCCCGGGATGATAAACGGCAATATCGGCAGGTTGGTAACGTCCACGCCCGCGCCCACATTATTGACGAATGCCGTCCAGGTAATAATTTCTATTGGACGCCTGAATGAATTAAATAATTCGATGGTCCGCACCTGGCTGCTGAGTACATTGCCAAGCGCCAGCTCCCCGGGGATTACATGGCATTTTTCGAACCACTCCTGGCCGACGGCGATCCCCAGGCCACCAGGATTCTCGGCCTCGATTACGGTTTGGCGATTGGTTTCTACAGCATCGAGGGCCCGGCGATTGACCTCCCTATTGAGCGCCATGCCAGCGCCACCGATCCCCCAGGACGAGACGGCGGTCGATGTTGCCGACCGCATGAATACCTTTAGGCGCGGGGCGGATCGGGAGCCGTCGCTAATTCCTATCTGGCCGGCTGGAGCTCGTGCCAGCGGGACGGGGCGGTCAGGCGGATCGAAATAGGCGGTCGGGCCGACGCCTGGCAAAGTGAGCCGGACGGTTTTCGGCGATCCCAGCTGGTCCCTCGGGACGACGAGCGGGAGGCCTGGTGCAATGGTCGGAAAATTCGCCATCTATTACGCCAATTCCTGACGGTAGGCGAAACCGCCGTTCCAGCTTTCCTCGGTGTTATTCTGTAAAAATTGTTTCTTAATCCACGGGAAAGCAAACCAGGTTTCGCCGGCGATTATGAATGTTTGGGCTGGGTCGAGGTTCGCTATATTAATTGTTCGGACGTCGGGCTGAGTGCCGAGGAGCCGATAAGTATCCGGCGCTCCGGTCGTATTGGCGACGAGTAAGGGAATCGGGAGCAATGGCTTAAAAGCCGATAATTGCGAGCTCCGAAATTGTGCCATAACAGACGCCACGATCCCGCCCTTACTACCGCCCAAAACAGGGAGGCGCGGATTTCCGGCGGGATCGTTTGTCAGTGGGAAAGCCGCCCTTGTGCCGACCTGTGCCCAAACCGTCACGCCCTCGGGTTGATCCTCGATGTGGAGGCTCGATTTATATAAGGGGTTGCCGCCGTTTCCGTCCAGCCCAACATTGTGGGAGGTGCTTGCCGGGACGTCGATTTGCGAGACCGCGGTAGCCCAAAAAGTACCATAACAATACTCGCCGCCCGTCCAATCGCCTATCTTTTCAAGCTCGCCAAACCCGAAGTGACGATACCGCCCCGCGTCCACCTCCAGCACAATATGGCAATAAGCCGGGTTGGAATCCTGCTCGAAAAAATGATAAGCCGCGTGTGGCCCCGCGCATCTGTTACAACTTCGCTGGGTATCAAAAGCGCTCGCGATTACCGACCGCACTCCCTGGCCGGAATCGCCGGTCGAATTAAAGACATTGACCGAGTCGTCGTTTGATAGGCTTTGATAAAT